CACTTTTTAAGCAGGTCGAAGGATTATTAACACCAGCCTATTCGACCATCGCTAAATTACAACAACAATCTACTACTCATTAGGGGGTTATTATTATGCCTTTACTTATTGTTTTAATCGGGGTTATTATCTTAATTTTCATGATTGTTAAACTAAAGATGAACACTTTCGTTGGTTTAGTAATCACATCATTCGTCGTTGGTTTGTTACTCGGCTTACCACTTACAAAGATTCCCCAAACTATTGAAATTGGTTATACCTAATATACGAAAATATACAAAAAGAACGGCACCCCTCAAATGAGAGATGCCGTTTTTAATCTTAAACCACTCGATATATGTATTATATCATTCACCAAACTTATCAGCTAGTCTAGCAACTAATAGTGGATCACGTTCAATTAGACGCTCAACTTCACTTAGAAAGTCTTGCATTTCTGGATCACGTTCATACTTACTTCTAATATCATCAAACCATATGGGTAGCTCATTACGGAAGTTCAACGCTTTTTGTAATCCTACTTCTTGCTGTAAATAGAAGTTGACGGCCAGCTCAGATAGCTTCCGCACATTCTCCCAAGAAGCCGTTCTAAGCTTATCTGGATTAGCACGGTAAGCTTTAATGCGGGGCAATGAGATACCTGTTCGCTTGCTGATTTCGGTTAGAGGTATATTCTTCTCTTCAATTAAAGCTTGCGCATTCGTTAAATCGCTAGGTACTCGCTTAGTCATAATTAAGCCTCCAATGCGTCGATTACGAAATCAAGGTTCTCAGCAGCTTCATCGTTAGCTAAGCCTTCATGAGCGTATTGGTAAACAATCTCGTCCATTTCATCAATAGCTTCTTTATTTTCAGTATCTTGAACATCATCATAGAGTTTAGTTAACTTATAATCAGAAACTTCCCGATCAAATTGATCGTGCCCTAATTGGTCTGCAAACGTTTCGATGTTCTTAATTAATTCTTCTTTAGTCATAATGATTATCTCCTTTGTTCTTAATTACCTTACGACTATATAATAACACATTAAGTATCTTTTGCAATACTTTTCAGTATTTAATTTAATATTTTTGTAGCAAAAATAAAAAGCCCTGCCGAAGCAGAGCCTTGTAAGGTAATTATCCTCAAAAAGAGATAACGATGATAGTATAACACAAAAAGCCCTAGTGGAGTTACAGAAAACGCAACAACCACTAGGGCTAATGTTTTATTTAAATGTACCGAATGCTTCATTAGTGTTAGCGTCGCGACATGCAATATAACCATATTGACCATTACCACGTGGCTGACGAGCATAAACAAATCCGTTTGTTCGTGCCCAGGCATCGTATTTAACGACATCCCCAGCGTTTAGCACACTAATTACGGTACTTGATGGAGTAGCTCCCCAACGTAAGTGAAGTTGATTACCATCTCCAACAGTAAATTTACCATTTTCAGCGTGCCAAATAACGCCAAGTGAATCTTTCCAAGTCGTTTGGATTGGAGCATTAACTACTTTGTTATCGATTGGCTTTACTTCCGGCTGAGCAGTATGAGTAATACCACTGTCACCTTTAGCAAGTGCCATCCAACCATTAGCATCAAGATAGAAGATTGAACGGTCTTTAGTGTTACCGGTGAATTGCCAACCAGTAAGATTCTTCCAAGGAGCAAATCCATAGCTTGATAAGAATGGCGGAATATCCCATGAGTTGTTATACCAAGGATAGCCGGCACCCCATAAGCCACATGTATTCGCACAATTTGCAACTTGGTAAACTGCTGAGAATTGAACATAAATAATCGGCCATACTCCAGTTAAGCGGTGGACTTCATCAACAAATCGCCGTGACCAGTTTGTGTCACCCCAAGCAGCGTTTTGTCCCTTTTCCCAATCTAATCCAAGGATTGCTTCTCCAACATACCCTTTAACGTTGTTATAGAAATATTGAGCTTCTGCAACTGGATCGCCACCTGCAGCATAGTGATATACACCTAGCAATTTACCATTGCGTTTAGCTGTTTGATAATCAATATCAGCAAACGGGTTAATGTATCCAGTCCCTTGTGTTGCTTTAACAATTACTGCATCAGCATCAGTTGCCTGTGCATAAGAGCGAGGAGAACCAGAATAAACGTCTACTACTTTTAATGTCATAGCTATACCTCCTATAAGGTGCCAACTGGTTGAGTATTATTAACATTGTCTACTTTCTTTGTTTCAGTAGATTGTGTAGTTTCCTTATCTGGGTCAACCGTTGGCGTTAACGTTGATAGCTCATAAGCCGACTGAACTGCTGCTTGAACTTGCTTCATATCTACATGCAGACCCTTGTTAGCAAGATAAGCTTGAACTTGGGTAACAGCTTCAACGAACTTGGCTTGACCAGTCATATCTTTACCAACGAGCGAGTTAACCACCGTCATAGAGACTTGTTGAAGCAACGTCCACAGTTCCTTTTGCTGAGTTGTCTTAGCGTGCTTAATCTTGCTTTCAACGAATGGTTTACCAATCGCAAAGCAAAAATAAAAGAGCCACGCAAGTAGCCCTGAATTAAAAATTAAATTAATAGTGGTGTTTAGTGTGTTCATGACGTTTCCTCTCCTTTATTTCTTCTTTTAGTTTCCTGTTCTGCTCCCTTAATCTGTCGGCTTCCGTTGGTTGACTTCGCTGGTGAGCAGTGATCCAAGCAACGATAATCGAACCGATTGTAGTGATTAAGGTTGCTAATACTTGGTCGCTCACCTCGCCTCACCCTTTCAATAAAACAGTTAGAACAATACGAATTAATACGAAAAACGAGTACATGCTGGGAATACTAAGCAAGTTCCCTCGCAGTTGATCGTGGATTACAAACCCACATAAAAATAACAGCCACACGAAAGTAAGTGAGGATGTCATGATTGTTTTGTAGTGAAAACGCTGAATGTTCCATAACGAATAGACTAGGGCAATCGTACCAACCACACCCAACAGAAAGATAAAAGGCGGATCGTCTAGCATATCTAAAACGCTATTTGGTGGCGGTGTGAAGTTGCCTGTACTATTGGTTAGAATGAAATACAATCCTAACCCGTATGTTTCTATTGCTGTTAAAAACCACAACCAATTGTGGCGTAGATTATTGCGCATTCATGTAATACCTCCTTAAAGTCGCCCATAATAAAAGCCCCACTCGGTTGAGTGAGACTTATTTATGTATTGTGTATTTCAATGGCGACTATAGTTTAATGCTATGCAGGTTGCGGTTCGGTTGCTGTGTCATAGTCTTGACCAGTGATGGTTTTGTAGTCTTCTTTAGTAATCGCACCACATTGAACGTAGACCTTATAAAAGCTAAGATCGTGGTTGCCAAAAGTATTCCAGAAAAATTGAAGTCTCTGAACTTGTGTCATGAAATCAATCATTGTGCTGTTACCTCCTTAGATTTCTCAATTGCTTGTTGTTGATCAGCCACCATAAACATTTGCTGAAGTTGCTTAATCTGCGATGCCTGTTCAGCATTTGCTTTCTGTAGCTTTACGTTGTCTTGATCTTGTTGCATAGCCATAGTTTGCAGAAGTGTGATTTGCTGTGATTGTTGCATTAATAACTGTTTAATTGAAGGCTTAGCTTCTAAAGGCTTATCAATCCAACGGCCATTTACAAAATAAGGGTTAAAGTGACAAGTCAGCGCTGGATCAATTGTCGTTGAATTTTTCGGTTGAATTGTCGCTTCGACACATCCTAGATAAGCACCAGTCTGTTCATCATAAAGATAATATCTACTCATTGAACTCGCCTCCTAGTAATCGGTCGTAATCGGATACGAAAAACTTCCAATGATTTGAGTTGGTGTAGCATCAGCAGCTCTTGCTACAACCAAATTACCATTATCATCAATTTGACCAGTAATGCTCATTCGATTGTTAGCCGCATCAATGCCTGTTAAAGTAACATTAATTGCATGATACCAAGAATTGTTATATGTAATGGGCTTAGGCAAGCCAGAGCCAACAATTGTATAACCAGCGTTGCTAAAATCGCCTGACTGAATAGAAATATTAACGAAGCAAATGTTCTTTTGAATGACATAAAAAGAATGAGTCCCTAAAACGCTCGCTTCATCTTTCCAATTATTCTCTAATTTAGGCGCATTAGGGATCTCTCGATTGTACCAATTAGAGCGATAGTTTCCGATTGCTTTACCACTTAGTTTAAACCAATCATCATGCCAAATTGGATACATATAAGCTGGTTTATTGGTAGAAATAATGTAGAGATTAACTTTAGCTGTTTGGAAGAGACCACTAGTAACCAGATATATTTCATGATCATCTAGCTGAACAATCTGAAGCTTTAAGGTTTCAACATCATCATCTTTATCTAGGAGAGTATATTCTCCCTTCGAACCATAGATTCCAATTCGATGAGAGACAACTGTTTCAGCTCGATAAGATGTTACCAGCATTTCTGCTTCAAAATAGTTATCGTTGTTATATGCATCTTTATCAGGAAGTGGCGGGAGTCTCACAAGCCGAGCAAAAAGATCACTATGTAAGTCAGTATTGGGATAGGCTTTTGTCTGTGTATACAAATTAATCATTAGTTAATCACCCCGTTTGCATATTGTCGAATTAGAGCTTGCGCCTTAGTTGAAGTAACATCAAACCAGATCCACATAGCAGATGTATAGTCCAAGATCCCTGACTCAATAAGTCCCTTGAAGTACATATACTGAACCTCACCTTGTGAGTTGTACTGTGATCCTACGTTCCAATTTGACGGATCTTCTAGCGCTTCGTAATTATCCTCAATTCCAGTTTCACTCAAAATGATTGGTTTGTGATATAAGGCAATCATTGATTGAATAACGGGAGTAATTTGTTGCCAAGCAGAAGCAATCAAGGCAAATGGGACCGAACGTTTTAAGTCAGTAACCGTTGGATAAGCATTAAGTCCGATGAAGTCACAAGCAGAATATACAGAACTTTGAGCATCGCCTAAATATTGTTGAACAAAGGAGATACCAACTGACAACTTAGTCGCTGTCTTTAAGTCGTTGATTAGTTTGACGGCTTTATCAGCATACGTTTTATCGTTAACTAAATCCCAGCGCTCGTTCAGAATTGTCAGTTTTGTATCAGTAGTAAGACTGAGTGATGTACAAGCAGCACTTACTGAATTTGCATAATCATTGAAAAAATTATCCATTCCGTAATTATTAATCTGTTCTAAAGTGGCTACACAATGAATTTTAATTCCCATTAATTTGAGGCCTTTTGAAGTTGCATAATCAATTCCCTGCTTAATATCGGCAAGATTACCAAGAACATGAAACTGATTGCCGTCATTTTCTAAGCGCAAAGGGACAACAATTCCTTGCACATAGTTAGCTGCCCCATCGATTGACGTTTTCATCTGGTCGACTGAAAACTGCGTATACTGTCGCTTATCGTTATCCCAGTTTGTCCAGTAGACACTTAAAGCGACTGGATTCTGACCTTTGCCAAAAATACTTGCTAATTTTTCATCAACTTTTGCAAGGGCTTTGTCAAGTTGTTCTTGAATTTTTTGCTTAAACGCATCTGCCTCTGCCTGCGTAAACAATCCGTCCTGCTTGATCTTATCTTCAAGAACTTTCGAACTTGATTGTAGTGTTTCCAGCAACGTTTGGGTTTCTGTTCCCTGCTGATTAAGCTTATTGCAAAGGTCGTTAACTTTCGTTTGAAAGTCGGCAATGATCTTGCCAGCATCATCGGTATGCTTCTGCAAGCTGTCAACCAGCTTATCGGCAATCTCTTCAAACGGTCCAATCCAATCTTTGGGGACTAAGCCGTCGATTACTTTATCGGCCAGGACGTCCAGGTCAAACTCCAATGTCGTTACTGAGTTACCGTTCTTTACAATCCGGAAAAACGCTTGGCGGTATGACCCGGCTACTGTAAAGGCTTGACCTGGCATATCAAAGCGGAACTTCCCAGCACTTGGGTCCAGCGGTACATAGCCGTCTTTATCGATCACTCGGAAGTCACCTTTAGATGTTTTA